ATTAAACATCCTTAAGTATTACAGGCTCACTAGAAAGTGGGTCTGTAAAACTTACGGGTTAAAAGATGCAGATTTAGAATTATTAATTTATTTAGATTGTAAAGGAAGATTTACACGAAAAGATTTTATCGATGGAGCTTATACGTATTCATGGGATAAACAAAGATGGGAGAGATTAAGAAGAGATGGTTGGATAGATACTTGGAGACACCGTAATAGAACTACTATTATGTACTCTGTATTTAAAACATCATGGAAGTGCTCTCAAATGATAAGTAGGATATATAGAATCCTATTAGGTGAGGAAGACTTACCCACTTCAGAGCGAAGTGTATTCTACAATAATAAATCATATACAGATAAAGTTTACAATAAAGCTATAGATGATATGATAAAAGATAAAGATAGATAATATGCCATACAACAAATCAACACAGAAAGAATACGGAGAAAATCCACTTCAAAAGAAATCTGGATTTAAAATGAAAATGGGAAATTCACCACTTAAGTGGGATCCTTTTGGTTGGAAAGAAAAAAGAAGAAGAAAATGGGCTAAGGAAGATCAGGAAGCTCAATACCAGGATAGTTTAGTGCGCGGATAGTGGGATTTAAACTAGGGACAAATAGGGGATTAGAAGCTACAGGTGGTGAAATCAAAACAAAAATGCGTTTTGGTAAACAATCTGGTGGTGAAGGTTCTGTACCTGGAACACCTGTTATTAGAGTTCCATTAGAAGAAGGTGTGATGGGTGAGGCTAATATGGATGGATCTATTTATGTTAATGAATTAATAGAACCTGGTAGCTATGAAGATAGACAAACTATTAGTCATGAAATGAGACATGCTACTGATATGAAGATTGGTAAGCTAGCTTATGAAGATGATCATGTTACGTATAATGGTGAAGATTTTCCAAGAATGGATATTGATGGAGTAGATTCTATATTAGTAGATGGAGAATGGAAAGAAGCCGGAGATACTGGCTTTCCTTGGGAGAATGACGCAAATAATGGAAACGAATAATGAGTATATTAACAAACTTATTCTCTGGTGGAGCCGCTGACCTTGTAAAAGGTATAGGTGGAGTTGTAGATAATCTACATACATCTAAAGAAGAAAAGCTCGAAGCAGAAAGAAAAATAAAAGAATTAATGGCTAACTACCAAGCTGAGATGGAGAAAAACATCACAAGCAGATGGGAAGCCGATTTAAAATCAGATTCATGGTTGAGCAAAAATGTTCGGCCATTAGTAATGATTTTTTTAATAGTATGCACCATGCTATTAATATTTATTGATGCTGGTGCAATAAATTTCGAAGTAAAATCATCATGGGTTGATTTACTTCAATTAGTATTAATAACCGTGATCGGCGCTTATTTTGGTGGACGATCACTAGAAAAAGTAAAAAAATAAAATTATGGCAATATCACAAGATACAGCATATGGATTTGGTCAATTAGGATCTTTATTCTTAGACGCTTCAGGAGCAGCAAGCCCTCCAACGGGTAAAGTTTTTGTAGCTATTACGTTTTTAGCAGATACGATATTTGACGCTTCGGGTGGTTTAGTTGCGGACACAACTAGCACGGTAATATCTGGTTTAGAATATGCAGGCACAGAAGCAGCTGCTCACAATTTAAGTGATGGTAGTGAAACTGCAATATCAGGCTCTGGAGGTTTACAAATTGATGCTTTAAATACATTTCCAAAAGGAATTACTATTTACGGTAGATATACTGAAATAGACTTAACCTCAGGTATGTGTATAGCTTATATAGGAGACTAATGTTAGGATTAGGAAATAGTTTAGTAACAGGTGGCGCATCTGGAGAAGCGGATTTTACCCCTGAGAGTATTAATAATATAGCTTTATGGATGAAATATGGTACTGGTGTAGTAGCTGTTCATGACAGTGGTGGTGGTACTGTAAACCATATGACAATGGCAAGTAATATGGAGGATGGTGATAAACTTAGGTATTGGTATTACCCTCCAGCTACTAGTATCCCTTCAATATTGGTTCAAGATACGGAGGCTGATAAACCTAGGTGGGAAACAGACGCCGCTCATATTGGCGGGGCTTACTGGCCTGCTGGTAAGTATTTTAATATCACCGCTGGTAGTGGTGATTATGTAAGTGGGATAACTATAGCCGCTAATACTGACTTTACCTTGGTTTGTCGATTTTTCCCTGATGTAACGAGCTCAAATGCTCTCATAGGTTCTTCTTCTACTGAGCATTTTAGAATACAATCTAGCACGGTAATGAGACTAAGAGCAGATGACGGTGGCGGTACTGCTTATAATACTGATTTTACGTCTGGTACCGCGATGGATACTGACAAATACTTAACTATGATATTAGTTAGAAGTGATGGCGCAACAGGAAATATAAATATTTTTGTTCGAGGTGTAGACTCTGGTTATTTTGATGGCACCGCAGCTGGAACAGCATGGGGTTCCCAATATCAAGTAACTGAAGAACTTGTTTTCGACAACATAGGATCTGCCGCGGATGATGGAAATAATTTCCGTGGATATATAAAAGACTTTATAGTATATAATGGCACCGCGGTTATAGAGGCACAAAGAGAACAATTATTCGATTATATAGAAGGACAGGAAGTGTATTCACAATAAACAAAATTAAATTAACTTAAATTAAATAAAAATGGGAGCAAAAGGAACAAACGCAAAAATAAAAGAACTTAAGGGTATTAAACCTGAAAAAATAACATCTGAGCAATTAACTAAAGTTCAAGATACAGTAAACAATATAAATAGAGCTCAATTAGAAATAGGTTCTATGGAGTTAAAGAAACACGAGATAATGCATAATATTTCAAGTCTTAGAGATGATTTAACTGTATTACAAACTGAATTTGTAAAAGATTACGGAACGTTCGATATTAACATTCAAGACGGTACAATAAACTATCCAGAAAATGGCGAAGTTAATAAGGAAGATTAGCGTAGGCAAAGACTATAAGAATGACGCTATGCATTATTCTGTTGGTCAAGAGGTTTATGGAGGACACACTATCTGTGATATAATAGAAAAAGATGATAAATTCTCTGTCTATATCAAAAAGAAAAACGACATATTACCCTGGAAAGACTTTAATAAAAACATGGCTGTATCTGTAGAATATAATTTAGAGTACTAATGAAAAGTGTTTACAACTTTGTTGTAACGCCAAAAGGAGAAAGATATAATAATACCAAAAAGATAGATGATGGGGAATTAATCTTAAATACAGAGATTTTTAACCATCAATATGTTAATAGAGAGGCAATTGTAATATCAACCCCAATAGCGGAATATACAGATATAAAACCAGGAGATACAGTTATAGTACATCATAATGTTTTTAGAAGATGGCATAATGTAAAGGGTATAGAAAAGAATAGCAGAAGTTATTTTAATGAATCTACATACTTCATAGGTCAGGATCAAATCTATTTATATAAAAGAGATGATAAGTGGATTGCCCCACAAGGGTATTGCTTTGTAAAACCTTTAAAAGCAACAAATCCACTTAATATAGATTTAGAAAGACCATTACAAGGTATTGTTAAGTATTCAGATGGCACCGTTGAGGTCGGCGACCTAGTTGGCTTCAGACCAAGCAGTGAATATGAGTTTATCGTTGACGGCGAAAGACTATATAGAGTTTTATCTAATTTTATTACAATCAAATATGAATATCAAGGAGACGAAGAAGAATATAATCCAAGCTGGGCACAAGGCTGTTGAAGAACTTATTAAAGTCGCAAAAGAAGCAATTGTTGATTCAGATGATGATATATCAGCGGATAGATTAAAAAATGCAGCAGCTACTAAGAAACTAGCTATATTTGATGCATTCGAAATACTTAATAGAATACAAGAGGAAGAAAATTTTTTAGAAGGTAAAACTCCTGAAGAAAAGAAAGAAAGAGTATTTAAAGGATTTGCAGAAGGAAGATCTAAGTAATGTACGAACAAACTTTATATAAAATAATAGAACCTATTAAAAAAACGACTATTAGTCGTCTTAATAAAGGTAAAAAATGGAAATATGGATACGATAAAGAACATGATATTATCATACTATCAAAAACTGGTCAAATTGGTGAAATCTATGAAATCCAAAATCTGCGAATTGCTCTGCCCAAAGTGCCAGTGCAAGTGTTCAAACACAAACTAGATAAGTGGGTTAAAGCAGAGTATCCTAATGAGTTAAAGAATATTAAAAATATTTTTGATTGGAGAGGTTATCCAGATGAACAAAAGGAGCAATGGTTTGATTATATAGATCAAGAGTTTACAAGGAGAGATGAGGGATTTTGGTTTATGAATAATGGTAAACCAACTTATATAGTAGGAACGCATTATATGTACTTGCAATGGAGTAAAATTGATGTTGGAGCTCCAGATTTTAGAGAAGCAAATAGATTGTTCTTTATATTCTGGGAAGCGTGCAAGGCAGATAAAAGATGTTATGGTATGTGCTACCTAAAGAATAGAAGATCGGGGTTTTCATTCATGTCATCTGCAGAAACAGTTAATTTAGCTACTATATCGAGTGATAGTAGATATGGTATACTATCTAAAACTGGTTCAGATGCTAAGAAAATGTTTACAGATAAAGTAGTTCCGATAAGTATAAACTATCCATTTTTCTTTAAACCTATCCAAGATGGTATGGATCGTCCAAAAACAGAATTAGCATATAGAGTACCATCTACTAGATTTACTAGAAAGAAAATAACAGTTAACGAAAAACTAGAAGAACTAGAAGGATTAGATACAACTATTGATTGGAAGAATACTGGAGATAATAGTTACGATGGTGAAAAGCTGGCTTTACTAGTACATGATGAGGCTGGTAAATGGGAGAGACCTGAAAATATATTAAACAACTGGCGTGTTACAAAAACTACATTAAGATTAGGTAGTAGGATTATAGGGAAGTGTATGATGGGGTCAACGAGTAACGCGTTGGACAAAGGAGGTGATAACTTTAAAAAATTATATAATGCATCAGATGTCAACAAAAGAAATAGAAATGGTCAGACAAAATCTGGTTTATACTCTTTGTTCATCCCAATGGAGTGGAACTACGAAGGATTTATTGATGAGCACGGAATTCCAGTTTTCACTACTCCTGATATCGATGTCCTCGCCCCAGACGGTGAATTAATAGATGTAGGTGTAATAGATAATTGGCAAAATGAAGTAGATGGTTTAAAAGGAGATCAAGACGCTTTAAACGAATTCTATCGTCAATTTCCAAGAACTACAGAACATGCATTTAGAGATGAAAGTAAAAACTCTATTTTCAATCTTGTTAAGATATACGAACAGATAGACTATAACGAAGAAATG